CACTACTACCAACTACAAACATTTTCTTGCCGTCATGACTTAGTGTCATATCCTGTATCGTGTCTTCTGAATTGCCAATTTCAAAATAGTAAGAAGCATTAGTACTCCTACTACTTACTGCGAATGGGGTAGTCAATGTAAATTCATAAATTGTGTCATTACTGGTTTGTCCAACATACATCTTAGTTCCATCTGATGAGATTTCTAATGAAGATGGATTCACATTACCAATACGACTATATACATCACTTTGGGTCACATAACTAGCAGTAGCAATATCATATGGCGTGGATAGACCATATTGTCTGACATATCTGCCGTTAATACCATACAATTTTGTGCCATCTGATGACATGGTCATACCTTGCCCTAAGTTATAATTTAGTGTTATATTGTCGTTGACAATACTAGTTTTATCAAACGTCCAAGTATCGCCAGATGAGACTGCTACTACTGGAACATGTGCTGTACCATCTGATAGATATTGTCTTACAAAGTTTCCATAAGCAATATACATATGTGAACCTGTATGCGATAACATAATGTTAGAAGCAGCATCAACATCAATTGATGATACAAACGAAGCGGTGGACAAATTATATGCGGTTGTCATAGAATATTCATGTAATTTTGCACTGCCGAATACATAAAATTTCATTCCATCAGAATTAAACTGAACTGTTAGTGGTCCGCTTGTTTGTCCAGAGACATCAAAAGTAACACCAGTCCAATATGCAGTCGAAATCCGATAAGGAGTTGATAATACGTATTCAACAACATGATCGCCACTACTACCAACTACAAACATTTTCTTGCCGTCATGACTTAGTGTCATATCCTGTATCGTGTCTTCTGAATTGCCAATTTCAAAATAGTAAGAAGCATTAGTACTCCTACTACTTACTGCGAATGGATTACTCAATGTAAATTCATAAATTATGTCATTACTGGTTTGTCCAACATACATCTTAGTTCCATCTGATGAGATTTCTAATGAGGATGGATTCACATTACCAATACGAGGATATACATCACTTTGGGTTGAATAACTAGCAGTAGCAATATCATATGGCGTGGATAGATTATATTGCCTGACATATCTACCATTTATACCATACAATTTTGTGCCATCTGGTGACATGGTCATACCTTGCCCTAAGTTATAATTTAGTGTTATATTGTCGTTGACAATACTAGTTTTATCAAACGTCCATGCATCACCTGATGAGACTGCTACTACTGGAACATGTGCTGTGCCATCTGATAGATACTGTCTTACAAAGTCTCCATACGCAATATACATATGTGAACCTGTATGCGATAACATAATGTTAGAAGCAACATCAACATCAATTGATGACACGTATGATATATCTGGTAAACTATATGAGTTAGTCATAGAATATTCATGTAATTTTGAACTGCCGAATACATAAACTTTCATTCCATCAGAATTAAACTGAATTGACTTGGGATTGGTTGTCTGCGATGAAACATCAAAAGTAACACCAGTCCAATATGCAGTCGAAATCCGATAAGGAGTCGATAATATGTATTCAATGATTTTATCACCACTACTACCAATAACAAACATTTTCTTGCCGTCATGACTTAGTGTCATATCCTGTATCGTGCCTTCTAAACTGCCAATTTCAAAATAGTAAGAAGCATTAGTACTCCTACTACTTACTGCGAATGGATTACTCAATGTAAATTCATAAATTGTGTCATTACTGGTTTGTCCAACATACATCTTAGTTCCATCTGATGAGATTTCTAATGAGGATGGATTCACATTACCAATACGAGGATATACATCACTTTGGGTTGAATAACTAGCAGTGCCAATATCATATGGGGTTGATAGATTATATTGTCTGACATATCTACCAGATATACCATACAACTTTGTACCATCTGATGACATGGTCATACCTTGCCCTAAGTTATAATTTAGTGTTGTCTTGTCATTGACAATACTAGTTTTATCAAACGTCCAAGTATCGCCAGATGAGACTGCTACGAATGGAACATATTCTGAACCGTCTGCTCTATATTGAAATGTTGTTGAACCATCGTTAAAATATATATATTTTCCATCTGGTGAAAATGACGCAGTGAAATTAGTATCATGTTCATATTCGGTTACATTAGAAGAAATATTAGCGGTCGCAACTGCAAACGGAGTACTTAGCGTATATTCATACAACGTATTACTTGCGCCCATATATAACTTGGTACCATCATTGGAATATTTCAAAGTAGAGGTTGGAGATGTTGATTGTAATCCAACATAAGTTCTCGCACCTGTCCAATATGCAGTTGAAAGATCATAAGGATTTGTCATCACAAATTCATACACTCTATCATTAGTTCTTCCGATCATGATCATTTTCTTGCCATCTTCGGTTATATCATATCCCACGAAATTGCTGTCTAAATGTGCTAATTCTAATATGGTTTTAGTAGAGTTATCAACGCTTGTTATGTCCCACGGAGTATTAAGTGTCCATTCAGCAAGATATTTGTAACTGCTAGTCGTCTGAAGCAAATATAATTTCGTTCCATCTGGTGATACATGGCACTGGCTAACTGCTGTAGCCTGATAATCAAGTTGGGCAGTAAAATTCCATAACTGATTATATACAGAAGAACCAATATCATATGCGATTGATAAATCATATTCTCTTACATTTGATGCAGTATCAACGGAATACATTTTTGTACCATTATTTGAAAATGCTAAATTTCCCTTAGTAGAAATTGTTTTTGCATCGGTATATATACTGGTCATATTAAATGCCCATGGCGAAGATGATGCTGTTGGTGTGACTATATCATCTGTAGTTGAGATCAGACTATACTGTACTACAACACTACCTTCAGACGCATATAGTTTTGAACCATCAGGTGACAATGTTGCGTGTGATGCACCTTTAATCCAGGTAGAAACATTATTATATGACGCAGTTGATATATCATATGGGGTTGACATATCAAATTCGAACAATTCATCAAAAGTTGAATCAAATACATACATTTTGCTGCCGTCTGTACTCAATATGACACTTTGTGCAGTTGTAATTCCTGCTACAGTATTGAGATCAAATTGAACATCATCATATACTGCACTTGTGATATCGTATGGTGTAGATAAGGTATATTGATGAACTTCATCCGATGCTCCGCCTGTAGTCCACATTTTTGTACCTGATGTATTCATTTCCATAGAAAGGGTGTCATTTTCGTATGATCCAATATTAATATTTTTATTTGCAGTTGTAGCAGTTGTGATATCATATGGAGTTGCTAAATCAAGTTGATATATTATACCATTTCCACTATGTGCAACATATAAGTGTTCGCCATTGCCAGAGATTTCAATCATATGACTATTGCTGTAACCAACCATCGCTACATAATTATGTCCACTACCTTGTGATACTGCGGTTGACAAATCAAATGGAATAGAAAGGTCATATCCATAGATAAAACTTTGGTTCACAGTAAATACCTTGGTACCGTCATCACTCATTGTCATGTTACGCACTGTTGGCATATACAGAGTTTTATAGTCTTTACTTGTTTTTGCTAGTTTTGCTTGCCACGCTTCTGTTACCAAACTAGTAGTATCAGTTAACTGTGACAAGTCTGTAGGAATATCCGATAATCTTGCAATTGCAATTCCCGAGACGGTTGTTCCATCGTGTACAACGAGTCTATTGGTTGTAGTATTAAATGTAACTTCCCCTTTTTCGCCAGTAAAAGTTGAATGTTCTGCAGTAGTACCACGTCTAAACTGAACTGTATATGCCATTATTTGTATCTCCAATGATTCTTTTATATTATGATTAACACTATAAGTGTTATAAATTACTAATTACTTCCTATTATTTATCAGTTATGACAAACGAAAAAAACTGCGAGTATATATACTCGCAGTTCAATTTATACAATATAATTTGTATAATAAAATATTCAATTTCATTATAACGCTATATTTCTTCCATATGGTAAAATTCTTTGGCCCATGCTTAATCCATGTGTCTGACAATAATACCACAATGGAAATTTAGCAGGAGTAGGATATGTAATTGTTACTTTTGCATCAGTACTTCCCGGTGTTCCGGTAGCAACAACTCCTGAAGTGAATGATGTCTGGCCAGAATTGTCAGTAAATCTAAATGTATGTCCAGCGTTTGACTCTTCACTTACATCAAATATATATACTGTTCCTGGAGTCATATATACTTTAGGATTTGAAGTGAACTCAGTTTCTCCGGCTGTTACATTCTTTAAGAAAAATGTAGGAGCATTTGTTCTTGCAGTTCTTCTGTATCCTCTGCCGGGGGCAACTTGTACTGCATAGTTAACAACAGGCGCCGATACTGTAGTAACAATTGTTGTTCCTTGTTTCACAAATGTATGGTCACCAAGCTTTGCATCATTATCGGTGAACTCATTCACATCGGTTTTTATATCGCTATGTGCGGCAATGTAATGTCCTCCTGGCGTCACTCCATCGTGTACTACCAATCTTTTAAGATCAGTATCTACTGTTATTTCACCTTCAGCACCAACAAATGTTTTATGCTCAACCGTTGTACCTCGGCGTAATTTAACTCTATATGCTGGCATATATAATCTCCAATGTTTATTTTTACTTTATGAATTACCGCCTCGGGCTCTTGCAATTGTACGATTTTCTCTACGGCGTTGTGCCCAAGATTTAGTATTACTTATACCAATTGCAACTTCGATATCACCAAAATCATGGTCTTCAATTATCTGATTATCAGTTATAGAACCCATTGCAATGCTTTTTCCAACTGCAGATTGGCCACCGCCATTTTCATTCTTGCGCCATCCTGCGCCTGAATCTTCATTAACCACTGCATCTGCTACACTACCGCGATCTAAATAAGATGTTAAGTCAACTGATTTTTTTACTACAACATTTTTCATTTGCGTGATCATTGTATGTGGTAATCTTAAACCTCTATACGTTGCCATTCCATATTCTCCAAACTATAATTTAAATAGCCATTTTTTATTTTAAAAAGGCTCTTCATAAGTATTTATCGTTTTTATAATTATAAAAAAGACACATTTTAATTATCAGATATATGATTTGTCGTATATCAGATAGAACCATCTTCGTTTAATTCAAAGTCAGCCATTAATGCTTCATATATTTCGTCTTCATTTACCGAATACTCAAGTGGATTATCACCATTGCTTGGCTGAATAGATTTCTTTTGTCTAGAAATAGAATTAGCAGTCTTTTTAGAAAAATCATCTAAATCAAGTTCATCATTTGCAGGTGTCGCTCTATATTCTGCTTCTGCATTTAATGCTTCAATATCATCATCGCATCCACAAGGACCATCGCATCCGCATCCACATCCAACTGGTGTAATTTCAACTGTTTTACCAGCAAGTGTTAGCATTCGCATTAGCTCTTCAGGATGCTCAGTACTTACATTTGTTGTGGTAACAGCTTTGCCGTTATTATCAGTTACTGTTAAGTTATAATGTTTGCTCATTCTTCATCTCCTGATATAACAGATTCACTTGATTTTTCATCTGTGTTCATTTGATCTGGTGCTGCATCTTTTTTAGGATCAATACTTAGTTCATTCTCGACGGTTACTTCATCTCTTTTACTAAGAGAGTTTAAGAAATTATCAATAAATTTTCTACCGTAATTTTCGCCATTATCAGATTCATCGCCATATTCTGGAGTATCTAGCAATGCTTTTTTATCACCATCTTCTTCAACTTCTTCGATTGGTTCCCATCCTTCAGGATGAACAGCGATATGTGAAATATTCATTTCCAATAGGTCTGATAACTGAACTCGTAAGATATCTGCAGATACAGGATACCCAGTTTTAATTTCTATCTTTGAAACTTTTGTGTTGTTTACACCATCAGAAAAGAACAATGGATTTTTGGTAATAGGTGTAGTTGATGTACGCGATATAGAAATCAAGTCATACTTACCCAGAAAACGTTCAATACGATTGACATCTTCTTCATTCAATTCTGCTGCAAATCTCAAGGTTAAACAACATTCCCTTGTAGACTCTGTTAAATATTCTCTAAAACTTTTCATTGGTCTCTCCAATTTATACTCTTATTTATCAACATTTGAAGAATCTTTAACATTTGATATTCTTCTTAATAATTCATTTCTATCTATAACAACTGATCCGGAACCGTCGATTTCGTTAACATCTGACTTTTTCTCTTGTTTATCAATTTGGTGTTCAAGTTTTGCTTTCTGCATTTGTAGATTGATCATCTTTAATTTTCTATCAACTTTACTATCTTTTGCTTCCATCGCAGTCTTCAACATAGAGTTTGCAGTTTCCATAAGTTTAGCGCCTGCGTGTACTTCAACATTCATGCCCAACTGAAACAACTCTTCAAATGCGTTAAGTGCTTTTATATGAATTTCATCCATTTCTCTATCGTGTTGATTTAAATCTTGTACCATCGGAAGTGCTGCATCAATCTTATCAGTTGTTTCAATTGCAGAATTCAGCATAGCAGTAAGTTCGGTGGATTGTTCAATTGCCGTCGCAGGTTCAATCACGCTATTAGTCGGTTCTTCTTCTACCTGTGGCGCCAAGTTAAATGTTTCTTCTAACTTTTTTGTCATTTTATTATCCTATTATTTCTTTTTAGGTTTACGTGCGTTAGGTTTCTTGGTGTTTTGATATATGTCACCTTCATTCAATACTCTAAACTTCATACCCCTTTTTTTAGCCCAGGATGTTGCGGCTTCCCATTTTGCATAATTTATTGCAACTTGTGTTTGGTCGCCTCTGCCCTTTGCAAACTCTAGTTTTGTTTGGGATGATGGTTTTATTTCTATAAGTTCAGCATGCTTTTTACCGCTTGCATCTATATAAGTTATAACAAAATCAGGAACATATCCTGTTACTTTTCCGGTGAGTGGGTTCTGATATGTTATTTTTACAGGTTCACTGGCCCACGCAACAATGTTTGGATTTTCATCACAAAAATTCATAAATGTATGTTCCCAACTACTTCTAAAAGTAGGAGTCTTTCCACCAGCATATTTCTGGGCGTTTTTTATCGGATACTTGCCTTGATGAAATTTAGTCATTTAATAATCGCTCTTGCAATATATTTATTCGGTTTTTTTTCTGACATTTTACCAGTAACATACCCATATCGCAAAGCGTTATTAATAATGAATGATCCTAGATCATTGAGTTTAAAATCAGTTGATACTTGGTCAACTAGATACGAAGCATCAACTCCATATTGTTTAGCGGTTGTTAATATTTGATTGGCAAAAACTTTAGCACGTTCAACCGAAAATCCTTTTTTTACAAGTTTAGCAACGAGAACATCAATATTCATCTAATGCCTCCCGTTTTATTTCTTAAATTTGTTATATTATTTTGAGTGGCCGAACGAGATTTAGAATCAAATTGAATTCCAGGCGTACGTAAATCTTTATCTGAGAAATCTGAACTTGGCGTAGAAAATGTCGGTGCGGTTGATACAACAGTAGTACGCGGTCCTGTTGTATTATTTCCAAGCCTAGTAGATTTTAATAATGCATCTCTCACAAAATCACCACCAACACCGAATCTACTTTGGGAAGTTTCTAGTGCGGTTTGTATTCTACCAATTCCAGTATTGCCACCTAGTATTCCCTGTGCAATCGGCGATGTTATATTATCTAAGTTAATTGATTTTCCATTTAAAAATGAAGTTATCAATTCATTTGATATTAAATTTGCTAGATCAATACCTGTGAATCTATCAGTGCCACCATTCGCAAGCCTCGCATCTGGAAAACCAGCAACATTGGGATACAGTATATCACTAGAGTATGGATTATCAGGAAATCTATTCCTACTGTTTAAAGAATTTTGCATCTCACCAAAATCATCATACTGCTTCAATGACGATGCGGGCATAGGTATAGCCGATGCAATCTCATCGGCAAATAGCTTTTCGGCTTCTGCTTTTTCTTCTGGTGTAGCATCTGGATTTGATTTTACATATTTTAAAGTACCACTTAATTTTTTAAGTCTACTTAATTGTTCTCTTGCATTGGTGTCAGACGAAACACCGAAAACCTCATTGTTTTCAGCGATTTGATCTAGTCCATTAAGATCACTATCGATCTGTCCTAAGTTTTTACCATCTGCTAATCCAGAAATCATCGAGTCTAATTTTTCATTAGTTCTAACGTTAGAAAGAAGTTTTAATGCATTATCCACACTATTACTTGGATCTAAATCTTCTAAAATAAATTCTAGTCCTTGTTTCATCCAGTCTGGAACAACAACATTATTTTGTGGTGTTCCAAATATAATATTCTCAGGTTGTAATTGAAGATCAATCGTTCGCAATGATGAATCTGAATAATCACTGCCACTAAATGTAATATTGGTTAAAAGAGGATTTATTATTTCTATTTTTTGAATAGAACCATTTGATCTAGAATTAACTTCCCCCAATTGTTCTCTTCCTCTTGGATCCCTATCTATTCCTTGTCCGAATGATCCAAAGAAATGATAGATAACTATTTTTTTAAAACTTCTGTAATATCCTGTGGCTTCAGCATTTGATGGAAGACCACGACCAGATGTTCTATCTCTAATCGTACTATCCAAAACCCCCGCGTCAGTGCCAAGATTGGCATTTTTGAAAAAGTTACTGTAAAGTTCATTCGCAACTGTAAATCCACTTCCATCAGTCTTATCATAAAGACTGATGGAAACTTCAGGAAAATTAACATAAATGGGCAAATGTACTTTTTTGCCATATTTGTCAACAGTTACTGTTTCAGTTGAAATAGTTATTGGCGAAACTGTTTTGGCGAATGATGACATATCGGATGATAAGCCAGTTATAGTATCTATAAATTCTACAAACCACATGTCTCCCATTTTTGGAGCAGCAGTAATTGCAGATTGAGAATTTCCTGCAAATCCATATTTGCTAGTTGCTTGATTGCTACCAGCTAATATTGTTTTGTCAGTTCTCTCATTTTGTAGAGACTTGTTCGCCATTTTATATTACCTATTAGCCAGTTAAACTTGAATCATTGGTGAAGCCAGGGGATGGCATCAAATCTGTATCAGTTAAAACAGCGTTATCATATTGAATTGTCAAATTGATTGTAACTGCATCTGACACTGAGTAATCACTTTGTGAATAATCTGTGTTTGTTAGGAAACAACCTTCTAGTTGCCACTGTTCAATTGGATTACCATCATTGCCATTTAGTGTTTCAATAAGTGTCGAAAATTTGTAGTTTGTTCCTGCAAGTGGACCAGTTTGATTTCTGTGATCTAGTTGTGATTGTACTTGACGGCCAACTAATTTAGTTAGTGAGTTAGCGACATCATCACGTAGTGTGATTGTGATTGGTTCCCAAGTGTGCTTTCCCATCATGTACATACGAGAGTTGTATGAATCAATTGGAATAGACTCGTGTGAGACTTTGGGACGGGTTACATTCATAACTTGTCTTGTGAAGTCTGTTGTATTCTCTGATAGGCCACCAAAACCTGCAACTTGTACTCTAAAACGATAGTTTAATTTAGGTTGTAGAATACCTGTACCTGTTGATGCACCGCTATCTGTTGGAACACCGAAATTTTGTAATGTTCTTGCCATAATAATATCTCCTGATATAGTTTTGCGTTATACAAGTATTTATCAGTATTTATTAAAATTAAAGTTGTAGTTAATAAAAAACCCGACATTGCTGCCGGGTCTCTTAAAGTTATTGTTTTTAATACTATATTATAATTCTTCACCAGTATTACGAATACGCAGAGGAATATAGATAAATTCAACTGATTTGACTGGCTGAATTGCAATATCTACCCATAATTCATTTCTATCGATACGTGCCGGTGTATTGTTTGATTCATCACAAACTACTAGGAAGTCATATAGGCCTCGATTAGTAACTAGACCGCCGCAGAAACGCTCAACCGCATCTCGCATGTTGTCACGTGTGATTTTATCATTTTGTTCAAACAAGAAGCCTCTTGATAGTTGATCTAAACTATAACGCATGTGATTAACTAGTCTTGCTACGTTGATACGATCAAGTGCAGATGCAAATGATTGCTGCGTCTTTTGACCATATACAACTAAGCCTGTGCCAGGCATATCTGCGATTGGATTCATACGGTTTGCATACATTACATCACGCTGGCCTTCTGTGAGACGAACCCGAACAAATTCATTTTCATCATTTACATAGCCAACTTGTGATGCATTAGTAACAACCCCACGTGTTAAACCTGCTGGAGCAAACCAAGGGAAAGATACTTGATCTGAGAAAGCTATAGTACGCAATGCAATTGCTGATGCTGGCATAACAACTTCATTGCCAGATAGATCAGTGGTTAAACCATGTGGATAATAAACACCTGCATATGCATCTGTTACTGTATTATTATCTGCCCAGGCTTTAATATCTGTTGCAGTACCTTTTAATGTCATTGGAGTATCACCGATAACAAATGCTATTTCTTTTTTGTCTTTGTTTAGACCAACCATTTCATCTGTTAGTTCTGGATAACCTGGCGCGGCAATCAAATTGAAGTATACTGCTTCTGCACGAATACCTTCGTTTGCTACTAGTGCTGCTGACATTGCTTCAGAAACCATATGACGCTGTGCTGATGAACCAAATTTGCCTGAACCATCTAGATTTACGCCTGATACCCATTCCCATTTTCCATCTACATATTGCTTGACATTGTATGTTGTATAATCCATGTTAACCATTAAGATATTTTCTGGAAGTAGTTCTGCATTTGGTGTATTTTCATGTACGTCACGCGCAATGTCATTGCCCAGTGTATCATACGGTGCGTCCGCTGAGTAGTGACCGAAAATCATACCATTGGATGACGACTGATCAGCATTATCTAGTTTTACCCATTCTAACCCACTATAGCGCCACATTACTGGATAATTTGCTGCATCTGTATCTACCCAAATATCACCAGCAATCAGCGCAGATGATCCATCTTTACGTGCGATTGGACGCATTGAACGTAATTGTAGTTCATTAGCATATATACCATCATTGTCTTCTGACCAAGCATATTTTACCCATTGCTGTTCGCCACCCACATATTCAACACGTAGTAATTCCATTTTTAAATCAGCATTGTACCATAGTGTATCCGGAGCGATATCGCCTTTTGGCGCTAGTGTACTTGATTCATATGAAAGGTCTTCCCATACTGTTGCTATAAATGTACTTGCTGAAGTGAATCCCATATCGTTTGCACCTGCAGAGAATGACAATGTTAGCATTTTACCATCAGTTTTGATGAGTCTAATTTTATTTGTGCCAACTTTTTCAATCTTTACATTATTATTATTCAAGTCAGAGTTATTCTGCATTGATGTAATCACAGTATCGATTGATGCGGTTGTAAAAGTAAAGGCCGTTACATTGCCATCCACTGAAACAGTAAATGATGAAGTTATGGATGTAGTATCTGCTATAGAAATTTCACTTTGAATTGAAGTTGTAGTTCCACCAGTATGTCTACGTAATTCTAACACACCTTTTGTTTCATCGCGTCTAGCGTATACGTCACCAAGAGTTATCAATGAATTATTCATTGCAATATCATCGTTAGCGTATATTGAAACTTGTAATGCTTGGAATGCACCCGATACTGAATTATAATTTGCAAGTTTGATATCTAATCCGCCGCCTTGTTTTGTTAAGCGAACATAAACATCACCTGTGATTGCACTTGCTGGTGCAAAGTTTGCGAATGAGAAATTTGGCGAACCAATATCACCTAGTAGAACCCAACTAGTTGAAATTTTCTTCCAATAGGTCATTTTTATTGTTGACGTAACAACTGCAAAATCACCTGCAGAACCAAATGTATTCACCGGAGCCGCATAACCAGATGAATTCATAGGTTCAACATTACCTGTGCCTGGTTCATCCATTAATACTGATGGTGTGATTGCAACCCAAGATGTGCCATTATATTCAAATAGTCCATAATCTGAAGCAGTTGCTTCATGCCAATATGTGCCATTTACTAAAACACCAGCTGGTTCTTCGGTGCTTGCTTCTAATTCTGCTAGATCAATATCTGCACGAATAATATAAGCATTATTTGAAACGCCTAGATATTGATATGCTGCTAGTAGTCCATATTCACTTGTTTCAGAACCCTGTACTACTGAACCGCCTACTTCATAAAACTTTGGTTCTCCAAAAGTTTCTACTAATTCACGTTGCGAAGAAACTAGATATGCAACGCCAGAATTTGCTGGAATTGTGCCTGCTGCTAATGCTGTTCCTGAACCGTCTGTTTTGTTTGATGCCGTTGCTACTACAACTAGCGGTAGGGTACCCTGTGTTGCAGATACGTACTGTGATTCGTCCGTAACCATTACTGATACACCTGGGGATACTAATGTCGCCATTCTGTTTCTCCTTATAAAAACATATATTTGTTTGCTAAGAGTATTTATTAAATATACAGAAAAATGCGTATTTTTGAATTAACTACATAGACAATTGTTTTATAACTATGCTATATAGCGCATTAATTGGTCTAAGTTAAATTTTAATTCTGATAAATCACCATTATTATCAATAGTATAATCTGCCATCCATTGTTCAAGACTCATAGAGTCTTTAGATTCGGGCAACAAATGCATACTTCTATCAACCCAAATCGCATAATCAAATACACCAGTATTTTTCATAGCAAAGAACTCACGTTTATTTCTTAATCCACAATATATGTCATACGAATCAAACATTTCTCTACCAAGTGTGGCAGCATCAGGAATATTGTAATCACATATAGCATTATACCATTCTTCACGATGATTATGACGATCTGCGTAACATTCTTCTTCGCACGTGTATCCGTACTTATCTTTTAGGTTATCATAAATGAATAGTTTTGAGCAAAACTGTGAACTGCTTTCAAAAGAATAACCATAATCATCGCGTAAAAATTCACACACAGTATCTTTTCCATGTCTACCGTGCCCAATAACTAATAATTTATGATTACTCATACTATATTCCTCTATGATTCTTTATATAGAGTAATATAACATTGTATTAATTTATTGTCAAGTCTAATCGTAACCTAAATGTGCTACATATTCAATATCATCATCATCATCATCAATCTCAGATATTGGGTATAACCATGATGTGCGATTATTCCACACCTTTTCAAAATCATCATTTGAATTTATCATACGTTCATGGTTTCCCCATAAACGTCTAATATACGACTCGTATACACTACGCATCTCGTTTGTAGAGTATGATACTGGAAATAAGTGTCCCTTGACTGCAAAAAACACTTCATTCAGTTTTTTAAGTTCATCTAATGTCATAACAAATTTATTTATCACGTTATATTGTAGATATCGCTAACTTGTTCTACTTTTCATATAAATGTAGCAGTTATCCAATTATGAATCCAAGTGGTGCTGACCCATCTACATAAGTTGCAAGTTCTAATTCAAGTTTATCAATTAGAACATCTGCCTCTGCTTTCATTTCTGCACCATTTAACGTCACACCACCTTGTGCGCCAGGTAATGATGAAAATTTACCACGTGCTTCACCCAACATACGTTTGCAGTATGCAAGGGCATAGTCTCTCAACCAAGATTTTAAATATGGATCAACCAACAGTTGGTCGTCATTGCGTTCAACATGTACGTGAATAAGAACTAATGCATCGGCTCTCATTTTTCTTAATAGTTTTAATTTTTTTGTAACTGGATTCCAGATATACATAATATCGGTTGCTGCTACTCTATTTAAAGTTTCACGATACTGAGTAAAGAAATCAAATGTTGCAACCCCACCAATATGGTTATTAAGAAAGAAATATGAATTTGCATATGCTAATTCAAAAGGATCCATGTCAACGCCGCCAGAAACTCCATTACCGAACGAACGGTTCCATATTTGCTTTACTTCTGTGATTTCTTCTGGTAGCGTATACTCCGCTACATCTTCTTTTAATTCTAACGCATAAAAATCTTCTTCAACTGCATTTTCTGAACGTTGTCTTATTTTAGAAAGCGCGATATCCAATGCAACATCATAATGCTCTGGATCCAATTCGATATCAATCATTCCATCGCCAAGCAATAGTCTTATTTGTTTAATCACATCATTCTTAATTTTATTTCTGGTTTCAGGCATAATTTATCTCCGATATACAGTATTTATCAGAAACTAAAAAATCCGTAGTATCATCGTTTGTTCGTTAAACCGTCCATTCATTTTTGTCTCAACACTCTTAACTGCACTAAACTCTTTCTGTAGTGATCTCTTTGCAACCTTTTTGAACATAGATACCTGTTCTATCGGTTTTCGCATAGTTTTTTGAACACTCTTTTTTTCATCAAAGTTAATAAGTGTTGTTCCTTTAAATGACAATGAGTTTTTATCTGCAGGATAATACATACCCAACTTACGTGTCTTTGTATTATATACCATGATTGCCTGTGCATCTAAACAATCCAATGGTTTCTGGCTCACACTCTTAGTTAAAGTATCTTGCTTGCAATACTTCACCTTAGATACGATCTTTTCTTTATTTTGTGGTTTGGATTTACGAGGAGTACGATTTACTTTACTTTCCTGAATGATCATATCACACGCATCTAAAATATTACGATACATTGACCATGTGTTTTTTATTTGATCTTTTTTAAGATGCTTGAATCCTTCTTTAAGTTGTTCGTAATCTTCTTTTTTTGCTTCATTCATACGTTTCGGAGGATTAAGAAGTTCATCATATTCTTCATATTCTGCTTCATAAAATGACTTGATTACTTTAGCATGATTGCCTTTTGCTTCTGCTTTTCTTAGTATTTTAAGTGGATCAAACTGTTTAAGTGTGGAAGATTTGTAATCAAAATAATCTACAAATTTATCAATTTCTTCTGACATTTGAGCCGATTTGTCACGTAATAATTGCTGTATTGATGGGCGTGGAATATCTTTTGCTTTTGCTACTTCTTGCTTTTCAATCTTGACTTGCATACCTTTTTCAATAAGTAATTCTAGTTTTTCCTTAACATAAATATCTGCATCACGCATTACGTTACTGCCCACACCTGGTAATGTTGCAAGATAATCAGAAATATCATCATGATTTATGGGCATACCTTTTACTAGTGCCCTTGCATATGAACACACTGTCATTGGAATCCAAGTATCGCCCAGATTTTTAATAGCGGAAATTTGTTCTTTTGTATATTCGTTACGCTTCATCCAATCAATTATCCAAGGCTTTCCGTCTTTAGGTGTAAAGAAATAGTTATAATAAAAAGCAGTCCGGCATCGCTCCTTATAATATTGTTCTGCTGTCATGTCTTCTGCATACAGCCACTCTGGTTCTGGTCCAGTATATTTTTCATCTACAAACTTGGGCGTTCTTGTAGGCTTAGATTTCTTACGTTTTAAAGTTGCTACCATTTCGAATCACTCCTTAACCCTATTTAATATTAGTATATACTTTTATAATGATTTGTCAAGTTTTTTATTAATTTTTAACAAAATCAGTATTACAGTCGAGTTCTTTTACTCTTGGAATAATATCAGACTTGAGTACATTTATTAGTAATGCACTGCGAAATTCAGTTGAGTTGTTGGGCATGGTACTGTGTAAAGTTCTGCCATCATACATCAATACGTCTCCGGGATTTGCAAGTAATTGCTGTCCTTCATTTATCAATCTCTGATTATAATGTTCTCGATTTTCTTCTATATCTTTATAATTAATCCTCTCTAGACTAGAACCAGGCAGATAAGAAGTCCCCCCATTATCTAACGTGAATTTGTCTAGTGGAATAATAATTTGTACACCAAGAGTTTCATTACTTTCGGCAAATTCAGCAAAACGATATGGAGTATCAATATGGGCATATATTTTATTTGATGATGGCCGAGTTGAAATACAATCAACTGCATGTATATCCCATTCTTTGTTATTAAACATTCGGGTTATCGAATCATATAATTGCCAAACAACTGGTTCCCACATTTCTCTAGGCGGTTGGGTTGTCCACCACACATCGTACTCTCGCTCGCCATCATGCTCGCTATAATATATACCATCGATTCCATTGCCACGATGATAACGCTCTGGATTAGTAGCCCACATCTTAAATTGCGCAATAGTCGTAGGGTTGATTACGTTTCGTAGTAGTAGTGTTCCATCATATATCATTAAATTCTCCATGTGTTAGTACTACTATATGATAAATACAATTAGAAGTCAAGGAAAAAATGATGCCAAGATTAAGTTTATGGAACCCACGCAAAGGTAATGACTATAAGTTCATTGACAAAATGGTGAAAGCACATTTTGAACATGGCGGTACAGCATTACTTGTACACAAATATGTAGGATCAGTAGATGAAACTGATCCAAACTATGATCCAGCAAATCCTCCTATACAGGATCTGCTGTTTATGGAAAATCGTGATAGAAAATATGAAACTACAATATTCGAATTACGAGGCACATATACAGTTAGCGACCAAGATTTTGATTTATCACAATTTGGTATGTTCTTAGGAACTGACCAAAGTATATTTCAAGTACATATAAATGACATGGTAGAACGTATAGGGCGTAAATTAATGACAGGCGATGTTATAGAACTTCCGCATATGCGGGAAGATTTATTACTTGATGAAGAAGCAGATGCAGTAAATCAATATTGGGTAGTCCAAGAAGGATCAAAATCATCTGAGGGATTTGATCCAGGTTGGTGGCCACACATTTGGCGTATTCGCTGTAAACAATTACAGGACACACAAGAGTACTCTGATATATTCGGAACTGGCGAAGAAGTAAATGATCTAAAAAACTTATTATCAACGTACAATAAAGAGCTTAACATTAATGAAGCTATAATTCAAGAGGCTCAAGAAAATGTTCCTGGTAAATATTATGATTATAGAAAGAACAATTTGGAATATGCAGTAGAAGGCTCGGCACATCCTAGCGATGTAGATTTTTCAACTGTTGATACGGGAATATCTTTCCCACAATATCCAGATGATAACGCATTTTTTCTAAGAACAGATTATTCACCACAAAGATTATTTCAGTACAGGGATAATAAATGGTACAAAATAGAAGACGATGATGGTTCTTGGCAAGTTGGAAACTATCTACATCATAAATTTATTAATAATGATGGAATAGTTACATTAGATGATGGCACAGAGATTAAATCACGTGTTAATTTGTCTAAAGCAATTAAACCCAGAATAGACTAAGAAAAATAGTATGACAAAATTATTCACTGTAAATCACAAATTACAATATGGATTGGATTAAAAATGGCAGATTTAAGACAACTACACTTTTATGATGAACAAGTAAGACGCTACTTGCTTCAGTTTATTCGTATATTCAGTGGCTTTAATGTCAAAACTGGCAAAAAATTAAATGACGGGACAAGTGATTACTATATCAAGGTGCCAAGTCGGTATGGCGATGTATCGCGTATGGCTGCAACTATCATGAAGGGCAATAGTGAAAATATCGTAAATTCTGCACCATTTATTTCTTCATATATCCAAAGTTTACAACCCGACAGACAAAGATTACAAGAGCCATTTTTTAGTGACACTGTTAAGGTAAATGAAAGACAATGGGATCCTGTAAGTAGTTCCTATAATGATGAACAGGGAAATAGATACAGCGTAGGCAGATTAATGCCAGTCCCATATCTATTAAATATGCAAGTTGATATATGGACATCAAATACAGATCAGAAATTACAACTACTTGAACAAATCTTAGTTCTATTTAATCCAGCACTGGAGATCCAACAAAATGACAATCCCGTTGACTGGACTACAATTACTACTGTAGAACTTACTGACATTCAATGGACTAGTAGATCGATTCCATCAGGCATAGAGGATCAAATTGATATTGCTAGTTTATTCTTTCAAATACCAATTTGGATTAATCCACCTGCGCTTGTTACTAGACAAAATGTTATTAGAAATATCATCCATAATATTTATGAATATAATGAAATCGATACATTGGATTACGATCCAAACGCATTTGAATTCTTTGCTGATTTACAGGCACAAACTAGTGTTGTCGTAACGCCAGGAAACAATGCGATACAAGTCACAAATAATAGTGGCAATGTGACAGTACAATTATTAGAAAATGGAAACTATAAAGATGATACTAATAGTTGGGAAAAAGTAATATCCAAATATGGATTATTTAATGATGGCATATCACGTATGCGTCTGAAGTATCATGGTATGTTAGAAAATATAGATGAAGATATTATAGGAATTCTATCAGCAACCAGTGATCCAACTGTTCTATCATTGCAAATTGACGTAGATACCTTGCCTGGAAATACAATAAATCCAATAGATAGAGTAATCGATCCAGCAAAAACTAGTCCAGGTTTTGATGGCTTACCATTTGCTAATTTGGGCCAACGTTACTTGTGCTTGAATACAGAACCAGCATTGTCACAATGGGGAATCGATATATCCACAAATGATATAATTGAATACAATGGCAATAATTGGGTCGTAAGCATGGATGCAAGTGAAACATCTGATACCCATTATGTAACAAACGTATTCACATCACAACAATTCAAACTTATAAACAATGAATGGGTAGATACGTTTCAAGGATTGTATGAAGGTGGTTACTGGAGACTAGAATTATTAAATGACAATGAAGATGATTAAGGCAGCAGGTGCTTGTATTGTAGCAAAAGATACGCAAAGAATTTTATTACAGAATAGATCTCTTAAAAGTTCATATTCAAGAAACTGGGCCTTTTGGGGTGGAAAAATTGAAGATAATGAAAATGTTTCACAAGGACTTCTGCGAGAATTAGAAGAAGAAATTGGAATTGATGTAGAAAAATGCGTTACAAAAGTTTACCCATTAGATCAATATCATGCGAGAGACAAAACATTCAGTTACTACACTTTTGTAGTCATAATAGATAAAGAATTTGTCCCTACGATAAACGATGAAAGTGGTGGTTATGCTTGGATAAATTTAGATTATTTTCCCAAACCCTTACATCCAGGCGCACATAGAACCCTATTTAAGAAAAAGAAATTAAATATACTTAGATCAATCATAAATTCTCTATAAATATATGTACAACAATTAATTTATTGAGATACGTATTGAAAATCATTGATTTTAAAAAACAAAAATTTCTGAAAGAATGCAGATCATATCTTAAAAACGGCTATGTATCTGATTCATTACGTGTGACTATTAATAATTCAACACCCGGACATATAGAATTTTTAAAATCTGACATGACAGTAGATGAAAAAAACATAGTTGATATTGTTGTTAAAAAAATTAGAAGTGTATTTAAAAAAAATATTACTTCACAAAGACAAAAAATAAATATTCTAGCAATTAGTGCGCTTGAAAATTTAAGTACATTAGATAAATCATTTATCATACCAGAAGTTATAGAACGTTACAGAGATACTATAAATCCAGTAAAAGCATTATATTATGATTTACAAGAGATAATGTTTCTGTATGATGGTAAACCTAAAAAAGAACATCACAAATTCTTAATTAAAAAATTTTCTAATAGTTCAGATTTTGAAAATATAATTTTAGCAATTGATAAAGATATATCAGCCTTGCATAATTGCAAGGAGCAACTAAAATCAATCTCCACTTCTTCATCGATATCTAATAGTAGTGAATATGCTATGCGTGTTTTCGAGATGCATAATCAATTAATCCAATGGAAAAAACTATTCGAAAGATTTCCAGACTGGATCTTAGAAAATAAAACGGATGAAACAAAATCTTGGCTATCTAATACATTAAGCAATTTTTTTAATTCTGGTTAGTTTTTATGATGTCGCTCCGTAAATGGTGCCGCTGTTTGTTAATGTACGGCTGATACCTGTGATAGCCGAGCCGCCTGATCCACCTGGCTTGGCATTCCTGCCAATACCAGGCCCGCCTGCTTGCCCCCAGAATCCTCCATAACCACCACTAACATTACCGCCCGAAGGTGCTGAACCCGTATCGGAACTACTTGGATTTCTACCACCACTGATAGCAGTAGTCCAACTATCCGCGCCACCATCTTGTGATGAAAGTGTACCACCGAAGCCACCGTGTGGTCCACCAATACCTGCGACACTATTAGGAGAGTTGTGAGTCTTTCTGGCGCCATCTCCTGCTGATTCTCCGATGCTACCTGGAGTACTACCTGCGCCACCATAACTAGTGCCAGCTATGCCACCACCGGCTCCGCCGCCGCCACCAACACCATCTGAATCTGTATTATCAAGTGCGCCGCCGCCACCACCACCTCCGCCTGCTATGTAAGCACCAGCGTTATTTAAAATTGTTACACCATCGGCGATTACATTAATAGCTGTTCCGCCTGCACCACCTGACGAACTTTTACTACCACCGTTGCCCCCTCTGCCAATGATATAACCATTATTTGCAAGAGTCATATTTAGAACATCAATTATAAGGGCTGGCTGTGATGGATTATCTGACCATATCCAGAAGTTAGATGGTATCTCAAGAGTGCCGCCCGTATTTACAGCGGTTCCGCCGCCTCCATTACCCAAAACACTATCAGTGCCTGGTGTTCCTGTCATTGATGATGCATAGATATTTCCAGTTATATTTTGTAACCCGCCAATTGTTGGACCCGAAGTAGCTACTACAGAAGATTTTTCTACTTCTATATTAAAACTCAGCGAAGCGGTTTCACCAGCAGTATCAGTTGCAGTTACGGTTACATTATATGATCCTGCGACAGGGGTTCCACTAAATGTTCTACTGTTTGAATCAAGTGTTATACCACTTGGCAAACCACTCGCACTATATGTTAGTACATCGCCATGTATTAAATCTTCATCTGAGAAAGTATTAGATGGGAATTGATATGATAAACTATCAGCATCAGTTAATGCTTGATTTGTTAGCGAACCAACTACGAATGGTGCATCGTTTACATTTTCAATACGTAAGGTAAATGTGGAAGTTACACTCTCATTTTCCAAATCAGTACCTGTGACAGAAACCGAATAATTGCCAACATCATTACTTGTCGAAGTGCCACTTATAATACCAGTTGTGCTATTAATCGTATAACCTGGTGGTAATCCTTCAGCAGCGAAGCTTAGTTGTTCCGTAGAATTTGGAATATTATAATCAACATCTGTAAAGTAACTCGAAATATCAATTTCGTGATATAACTCCTCGTATCCAGTATTATTCGGTATTTGAGTTACAGTTGGAACATCATTTACATTGGTTACTGTCAGATATAATGTGGCAACTGCGCTTGCTCCATAATTATCGTACCCAATAATACCAATTCCATGTGTTCCTACATGTTCATTCAGCGGAGATGCTGAAAATTCTCT